CCCGGTCTCCACCTCGACATCCTCAAGCTCCTCGGCCCAATCCTGAGCCTTGTCACGGGCGGTCTCGGCGAGCCCCTGAGCGGCCTCAGCGGCAGTCTGTGCGGCTTCCGCAGCGGTCTGTGCGGCTTCCGCGAGACCTTGGGCTGTCTCAGCGTTGATCTCAGCGGTCTCAGCGCCACTCTGGGCTGCCTCAGCGAGCGCCTGAGCGGCCTCTGCGGCCTGCTGGGCAAGGGTAGCCAGAGCGGCCCCCTCGTTCGCGTCGAGGCTCTCTTGGAGCGCGTAGGTGAGGTAGTTCGCCAGCTTGTTGAGGTCCGTGGTGGTCAGGGCTGCACCCTCGGTCCACGTGACCGGAGGGTTGTCGATGTTGGTATCCCTGCCGACCCTGATGGTGTCACCATTGGGCACAGCGGAGGTCCCATCTGCCGAGAGGACCACACGGACGGTGGTGTCATTCACGAACGAGAACTCGTAGAGCGAGGACACATCCGTGGTCTTCAACCCAGCCACGGTGACGAACACATGGTCTCGGTCGAGGTAGTCGAAGGTGATCGCGAAGTCCGTGGTGGACCCGTCACCCGTGTATTCGGTGTAAGAGAAAGGCAATGGGGCCTCCTTTGCTGTATCAGTTGAGGGCGAGACCGCCGTTGATGACAAAGCTCCCAACACCACCGATCAGGACCAAGGCCATAGACCACAGGATACGGTTCATTCCTGCGACGACTTTCTCTTGGCTGACCCTGATGTAACCGAGGTCTGTCTTGAGGACGGCGATCTCGGTCTTGAAGTCCGCGTGGGTCTTAACGACCTCCGCCTTGATCCCTGACAGATCGGACTTCACATCGGTTAGTTGGAGCTTGATATCAGCGTGTTCGGTTTCGAGACGGGTGAGGCGGTGGTCAAATGCGTTCAAGGGATTGATATCAGTTTGCATAGAGACCATCCTCCTCGACATCAAAGTCAGGAAGGGCCTTTGCGAGTGACCCGAGGGTATTCTGCTCGGTAGCTACTGCCTCAATGTTGTTGTCTTTGAGGAACTTAATGGCTGCGTTCAGTTCCTGTGCAGAGGCCTCCCCGCTAGCGATTTTAGCGAGGAGGTCCTGAGCAACAGCTTCATGAAGCAGCCCGAGGGTTTCTTCCTTGGCTGCCATAGTGTGGGGCTCCTTAGAACATGTCTTCGAGTTTCTTGGCTCTCTTGAGGACTTCTTCCAGATCACGGTCTTCTGACCGCGAGAGAAGCCGGTCGGTGGGAGTTCTGGCCCGCTCGACGTTTTCGAGGTAGCGAGCTTCGGTCTCCATTGCGACTGCACGTTTCGCCAGTTCCTTCTTGTCCCGCAGTTCTGGGAACTCCTCGATGGCTTTCTGGCGATAGGTCCTGATCACCTTGCGGATCAGTTCGTGCTTGGTGTTCCCGGTCGCACCGGGGAACGGATCAGGGGCCAGAAGATACTCTGGGTCCTTGATCATGTCAGTGAGGCGTTCCTCCAAGGTCATCCCGTCGATCTTGACGGTCCCCGAGAGTTCCACCCAGCGATCATACATGGACTGCGTGTCGCTGTAGGGGATATCACGGAGATCGATGGTCCCTGAGGGGTCTCTGGGGTCATTGACGTGAGGCGAGGCCTCCCCGATCTGTGTCCCCGCTTCCTCACCGAGGCGCTGGAGTTCCTCCATGACGGGGTCAGGCTTGACCACATCCTTCATCATCATGGTCATCGGGTCATACTTGGGAGTAGGCCGATAGACGATGCGACCGAGGACATCACGACGGGGATCGACGCTGTTGTAGCCGACCGACCGGACCATCATGGTGTCGAGGACGTTACGGGCCCTCCGAAGCACCTCATCCCCATTCATCTGGTTGAGGAAGTTCGGGACGAAGGAGCCTGCGAGGTTCCGACCCACCTGAGCCATCTTATACTCCTCACCGCTGTTGAGCAGGGTGAAGAGGTCCGACAGGCCGATGGTGAAGGTCTTGTTGACCGAGTTCTCAGCGGCAGCCATGAACAGAGCAGCCGCGACCTCGTGGGCCTTCCCGCTGTTGAAATCACCATAGGAATTCGAGGTGATCTCGTGGAAGTCCGCAGCCAGTGACAAGAGGTTTGCCAGAGGCTCGAAGCGACGGTAGCTGACCCACCGAACCGACCCATCCTTCTGCACGATGCGGATCGAGTAGGGACGGTTGTTCTGGAGCCAGATCGCGCGTTGCCTCGGGTCCTTCGGGCCAGACCCGGTGATGTTACCGGACGACACCGTCGAGGCCAGACCCATCAGGAGCGCACCCCCGATGATCTGCTTACCACGGGCCTGCGCGGCTCGACGACCACCGGCCTTCAAGTCATCCCTAAACCGCTTACTCGCATACTGGAGGGCGGGGATGTGTTGGAAGGTGGTGACCAAGAGGTTCACAGGGGTCCTGATGAACGGGACGAAGATACGCACGAACGGGTGCTGCACCGCGATCCGCTGGATCATCCCAGCGAGACTTTGGCTTTCCAGAGGTTCCGTGAAGGTCGCCCGGCGGGCCTGTAAGATCGCATCTTCGCGGATGGCGTGACCATCGGCGTCGAAGCTGTTCTTGACGTAGCCCTTGATGAACTTCGTCTTGTTGGAACCCTTGAGGCCACGCTCGTGTGCGATGCGGTGGGCATCGGCGAACACAGTGCCCCGGTAGGTTGCCTGCTTGAAGAACTCATCCATGACCAAGAGCATCCGTGAGGGAAGCCTGATGGTCTGATCGACCTTGTTCACCCCGGTGATCTTGTCGTTCCTCGCGATATCCCCTTCGACCTTCTGGGCCATGGGGTCGAGGATCGCATCCTCCATCTCCCACGCCAGCTTGGCGCTCTCAAGGGCCTCGAAGGCACTCGCGATCATCCCCTGCATGGTCCGCATGCCCTCAGCCATCTGCTTGGCGTTGAGGGTCACGGCCCCACCAACGATCTGCTGGGTAGGGAGCATCACCATGTTCAAGGCGTTCGACACAGCGTTGACTTGCTGAGTGCCGGGGCCTGACAGGAGGGCGTTGATCCGGTAGGTGTTGATCCGGTCGAGGGTCTGCTTGACCTTACTCTCGGTGGTAGCTTCCTTGAGCCACCCCTTCTCACCCTTCATCTGCTGATGGCGCTTCGCCATGATCTTCGCATCGTTGACGAAGTAGGGATCGGAGAGTTGCCGGATGAGCGCCTCGTTCCCACGGTTCTGGAGCTTCCGTGCGTTTAGGGCACGACCGATGGCGCTGGCCGTAGCATCGTTCTGATCGACGACATACCGGGCCATGGTCATCTTGAACTGATAGTCAGCCATCAGTTCGTCCATGTCCTTGTATTGAGGGAACTGGGACTTATCGAAGCTGCCGTCGGAGATCACCTTGGATAGCCTATCGACCTCCTTGACGAGCCCGTTCATGATCTTGGAGCGGGCCTCGACCTCAGCCGCGAGGTTATCCATGGTGACACCATCGAAGGTCTTGATGCGGTCGAGGAAGGCCTTCGGGTCTTCACCCATGGCTTCCGCGAGCTTCTTGGCTTGGATCGTCCCCTTGAGGGAGGTGATCGCATGCCGCTCCTTCCAGCGCCCCGGCGTCTTGGCCCACGCATCTTGGTAGACCTCAGCGATGGCAGCCACGAAGGGCTGGATGTCCTCGACACGTTCGAACTGGCGCATGGTGCTGATCGCCGTGCCCTCGATGAGGGTCTCAGGGTCAGCCTTGGATGCCAGCCAGACTTCCTTGCGGATGTTCTCGATCTCGTCAGGGGTCAGGATGGCCCGCTTCTTGCCGAGGTCGGTCACGTCAGCCGTCTGGACCGGAGGGCGATCCCCGAGGTCCATCTCAAGCTGATCGGGGTCACGACCGGACACGGGGCTATCCTCGGTCCTCACAGGGGCCTCGGGTTGCTCCTTGGGCTTGAAGCTGGGCTCAAAGTCCTTGGACACCGTCTTGTAGGTATCCTTGGCTTCGGTCATCTCCAACTCAAGGTCCTTGGCGCTCTGGAGGATCGCTTCCTGTTCGACCATAGAGGCATACTTTTGGGCTTCCTCCAGTTCAGCCTTGGCTTTGGCCTCATCCCCCGCCCGTGCAGCCTTGCGGGCACGTGCGAGACCGCGGAGGGCCATGAGGGCACCATCAAGGGCGGACCCGATGACGGCCCCCTCGACAGCGTTCCGTGCCCGGTTCATCCACTCAGGATCATCCGGGTTGGTCGCCAAGAGGTCCGTGACGGCACCTTCGGGGAGACCCATGGTGACCCCGATGGCCGTGAGGTTTGCGTCATCAGGATCGAATGCCCCGGCGTCAGCCATGGCACCCTTGATGACCACCCCGGCGTAACCCCGGAGCTTGATGACCTTCCCAGCGACACCGAAACCGGCGAAGAACTGGGAACCAGCGGACACGAGGTTACCGAAGATGGTCTCAGGGGCCGCAACGGCATCGATCTCGAATCCATCGTCGCGCTCATCGAGCTTCCCGAACAGGAGGTGCTCGCGGCCTTGCTCGATGAAGTCCTTACGACTGATGAAGTCAGGGGAGATGTTCCCATCTTCATCCCTCAGGACGAAGGTGGTCCGTGCGTCCCCGGCGGCGGTCCCGGCGAGTTCATGGCCCCATTCGACGGTGTCCACGATCTCGTTGGCAGCCTCTTGGACGCCATACAGGATAGCGCCACCGGTTTCACGCCAGACCTTCCCCATGAGGGTTCGTTCTTTCTCTTCCTCAGGGTCAGGGACGGGGCCGCGAGTGGGAACAGGAAGGTAAGAGGCTGCGGCCCCGGCCCCGAAGTGCTTGTCAAAGACATGCGCCATGTCCGGGTTGTCCCTCAGATACTGGATTTGCTCCTCCGAGGGGGTCTTGGTGGTTTCCTCGATTTCTTCCATTCAATCATTTCCTGCTGTTATAGCGGGCCCTCACTTTTGCTGCGGCCTCGTATTTGGTGATGGTTCCATCTCCGTTGCTATCCAGCCCGCTGTTCTGCCTGTAGGCGGTGCTGGGGCTGCTAAAGAGGACGTAGCTATCAGGCTTACCGACAGCCGCCGGGTAGAGCACGGTCATGTAGACATCATCGATGCTCCCACCACGAAGGCGGTCACCGAACTGCTTGAAGTATTTCCCGACGTAGACCATCTGTTCGGCCCGGCTCATCTTCGCAAGCTCGTCCGTGGTGGTCCCGAGGGACCTTGCGGTAGACGGCATGAACTGGATGAGCCCAGTGGCACCGGAGCCCGCAGCATTGCGGATGGTGGTGCTGAACCCGCTTTCGAACTCCATGACCGCCATGAGGGCCTCGGGGTCCGTCCCCAGATCGAAGGCGAGTCCCACGACAGCCTCAGCGAACTGAGGGTCTTCCGTGAGGACTTGCTGGTAGTCCGCAGTGGTGATCGTGCCGAACTCCCGGTCATCCCGACCATCGGTCAGGCGAGCAAGTTGTTCAGCGAACCACCGGTCGGTGATCTCGGGGTAGGGTTCATCCTCAGGCATCGTGGCCGGATCAGGGGCCTCTTCGAGTTCCTCGGGATCGAACGAAGCAGGTTGGGCCGTATAGCCTTCGTGGACCTCGTTGGCGCTGCTAAGGTCTGCACCACCGGTATCACGGCGGCCACCCCTGCGCGGGCCGGGATCGACCTCGACTTCGGGAAGCTCGATGCCCTCACCGGTGCCACCTTCGCCACGCCGAAGTGCCCGACGTTCCGCGCCGGTAAGCGGGGTGGGCTCTTGGGGCTCCTCAGTGGCCTCAGGGGCGTCAGTGGTGGTGCCATCCTCGCTAAACCTAGACTCGGCCTCAGCCTCCTTCTTGGCGGCTGCCTCAGCGGCCTCCTGTTGAAGCTGGGTGACCGTGTCGGTCAGGCCAAGCATGCGGATCGCTGCATCGTCTTGGAGGATGCGGTCACGGGCGGCATCATCGGCCCGCTCCCAGATGAACTCACCGGCTTCCTTGGCTGCCTCTCGGGCAATCTCGGAGCCGCTCATGTTGGGGTTACTGCGGGCAAGGCGCTCGACCGCCTCGGTGTAGACCCGGCGGGACTGCACGACGAGCTTCGAGGCTTCCTCCTTGTTGATCGAGGTGAACCCGGTGACGACACTGGTAGCCACGTCCTCGAAGGACCGTAGGCGCTCCTTGTTGATCGGATCGGACTGCCATTCGCCATAGCCACCCTCACCATCCGGCGATGCCACGATCCCAGCTTCCACAAGAGCCTCATCGATCTGCGACGGGGTCAGGCTTGCGGCATGCTTCTGGATCACAGCGAACCGTTCCTCAGGGGTCTCAGCCGTGTTGAATTCCAAGCGGAAGCTCAACTGCGCTTCACCAGAGGCGGGCTGGGCGTTGTTCCGAGAGGTGCGGTAGGTGGACTGTAGGTCCTGCATCTTCCCGAACAGCCAAGTCTCAGGCTTCCCATCGTTGTTCTTGGAAATCCAGTCGAGGTAATACTCGTAGAGGTCCATGTTCGGGTTCTTGTGGAGAGCCGTCATCAGGTCGGTGCTGGCTTGTTGTTCCAGTTCGGCCTGACGCTGCCTCTCGCGGTCATCGATCTCAGACTGCCGACGGTCGATCTCAGCTTCAACGGCATCGAGACCATCAGCGAGGGTGGTCATCTGCGTCGGGGTGAGGCCAAGCTCCTTACGGTTCTTTAGGAGGGTCGTGATCATCCGAGGGTCAGCGTGGTGGACAGCCGCGCGGATCACACCGGACACGGCATAGTCGTTCCCACGGGCACCCTCGGTGGAGAAGAGGTCCTCACGGACGATGTCGAAGGCCTCTAGGGCCTCATCAACCGACAGGTCACCGTTGGCAAGCTGCTCACCGATGTCGAAGATACGGGTGTCCTGAGCATCGAGCATTTCACGCTCAAGGTTCCGGTCGATGTCCGCCGCATGCTGGGCCGACAGGTTCGTGGTGACCTGCTTGATGATCGGCATGGCTGCCCTGAGGGCATGAGGGCGATCCTCATACTGGCTCAGGAAGTCATCGGACTGCTCGACGAGCCACGCACGGAACCCCTCGGGGTCAGACGCAGCGTCCATCCCGAGGCGACCATACTGGATAGCCATCTCGGACTTCCACTTGATCGCATCGCGCTCCCCACGGCTCTCTTCGAGGCCCATGGTGTAGTAGCGGGACTGCTGGCGCAGGATGTCCTTCTGCTGGACACCCTTCATCTCCTGCCCTGCTTCTTCGGCGATGGCATCGAGTTGACCTTGGGTGTAGTAGTCCTTGCGGCGTTGATCTTGAACCTCAGCCGCCTGCTGTTCGAACATTTGGCTGAAGGCCCCGAGGCCTTTCTGGAGGGCCTGCTCACGCCGGGTGTCACGTGCGGGCTGGTAGTAGGTGTCGAGGCTTTCGACAAAGCTACGGGCGGCACCCCTCGTCTGAACGGTGGGGTTCACCCGGCCACTGCGAGGTGCCATGTAGGTTCTCCTTGTTAGTCTCCGAGGCCGTTCAGACCGAGGGTCTTACTGCCGTATTTCGGGATGGGCGCGAGGATGCCGAGGGCGTCCCCGAGACCGAAGCTGGTCATGGGCTGGGACGCGATCCGGCCTTCCGCGCGGGACCGGGCCTGCTCGTTGCTGGTCTTGTAGGCGTTCTTGAGACCCGTCTGTTCTTGACGGTTGCGTTGCTTGTTGCGGGTGGCTGCGAACCGCTTGTCGCGGAGTAGGGCGCGGACAGAGCTACCCTGCACACCGGAGCCGATGGCACTGGTGTAGGCCATGCTCTCAGCCTCTCGGCCTTGCAGGATCAGGTCCATGCCGGTCTGTAGGATCGCCCGGTTCTGATCGAGCATCTGCCGGGTGTTCTGCACATACTCATTGTTCGCCGCCAGCTTGGCATTCTGGGCATTCGCGAGGGCAGCTTCGTTCTGAGCGTTGATGCTGCTCATCGTGCCGATAGCGTTGATGCCCACGGTAGCCAGTGTGGGGTCACACATGATGTCTCTCCATGGGTCGGACGAACTCGTAGAAGGGACGACCTTCAACGCCGAAGTTCGGGTGTTCTTTGATGATGGTGAAGCCGCTCCACTTGAGCCACCTGTGGTGGACCGTGTTGCGGGCATCGGTGTAGTTGAAGACGGCCTTGTAGCCCCTGCCGATCCTCTCGACACCCTCACGGCACTCCCTGAGGAACTGCCGGTGGAGGTGCGTGAACTGGTTGGTGGCGACCATCCAGATCAGGCCGAGGTCGGGGTTGAAGACCGTGGGGACGACCCCCCAGATTGCCGTGGGGACGCCGTTGGGGAGGCAGGCGACCTCGCACAGCCCTTCGTCGATCCCAAACTTGAGGGTTTCATCGACAGGGATACGCGAGGCAGCCTTGATCTCTGCCAGATCGGAGGGACGAAGGTCGGCTACGAGCAGGGGGATATCGCAATACTGTGCTTCTCTGACGTAGCCTTTCATCGCTAGAACCTCTTCGCTTTCTGGCGGAACCTTGCAAGCCACTCGACGCTCCCGAAGGAGCACTTGTAGGGCTTGTCGTTCTTGAGTTGGATCGTGACGGCGGTGTTCTCCGCGAAGACCGGGAACTTGAATTCTCCGGTGTCCGAGGGGATGCCGTCGGCGGTTGCGTCCTCGTCTCCCAAGATGCGCCCCGAGAACGTGTAGGTGTTCGTGGTGTTGCTCTTCGGGGTGACCTCCACGGTGAAGTAGGAGGTGCCTTGGTAGATCAGGGACATGTAGTGGAGTTGCAGGCGACCATCTTGGATCGTGCTCTCGCCACCCTGAGTTTCCTCGCGGATATACTGGGTGGAGAACTCGTAGAGGAACTCGTAGTTGAGCCCCCCGGTGAACTCGTAGGACGTGATGTCACCCTCGACGGTGTAGGTGTCCTCATCGGATCGGGTTGCCGTGATCTTCGAGAAGGTTCCATCGTCCGTCCGGTAGAACTCGACGGTCGAGGCGGTGCCGTAGGGGATATCGATGGTGGTCAGACCGGTGCCCGCGCTGTAGGACACTGTGCAATCTGCCTCGGTGAACTGATGATCCAGCAGGAGGTCCTTGTCGATGGTGGGGCCGACGAGCATCTTGTCGATACGGACATCGGAGCCGACCTTGTAGACGAGGTAGAGAACCTCCTCCAAGAAGCCCATGCCCACGATGGTCACGTTCTCATCGAAGACCCACTTGCACCACGCGGACTGCACCTTGTCATCGTTGATCTCATACCACTTGTGGACGTAGATCACGTTGGGTTCACTCTCGGCCACCGCGAGGAACGCAGAGGCACTTGAGGACCCGGCGATGGCCCTGATGTCCAATGGGATGTAGGTGGGAACCTGCACCGCGATGTCGTCAGCCTTGATGGTCTGGCGGTTCACGTCGATGTAGATTTCACGGGCCACCGTGTGGGTAGGACCGTTGCCCACGAAGTAGGCGGAGTTCCCGACGTTCACGGGGGACACGTAGGGGCTCGCGGGATACGAGGTGGACGGGGTGATGCCCACGGTGTCAGCCGCGAAGACATCCCCGGAGTTCACCCGGAACTGCTGCTTGTCCGAGAGGAGCAAGAGTTCATCCGCGAAGGCCACGGCGTGATACAGGGTGTTCACCCGGCCAGTGACCGAGGCGACATCGATGACATCCTCAGCGAGGATTTGTAGGACCGTGGTGCGATACTGCTGCTCGAAGTTCCCTACCTTGCTGAGGACCATGTTCTCACCACCCAAGAGACCCAAGCGGCCCTTGAAGAGGAACATGCCGTTGATCGTGGTGCCCACGTAGGACGGGCTGGGATTGGTGGTGGCATCGCCTGCCGACCGTTCTTCCCAAGTGTTCTCACGGAACTCGAAGGTGTTCGCCCCGGTCTTCACGAGGACATGGGGCATCGTCGAGGCATCGAGGCGCTCGCGATCATCGTAGCCGTAGGTCTCCTGCCACGAGTTGGTCTCTTCGTTATACTGGACCCAGTAGGGGTTATCCCGGTTCTCGAAGTCTTGGATTTTGACCACGCGGTTGTCCCGCTCAAGGGGTGGCAGGCGGTCAAAGCTCTGGACGGTCTCGGTGTAGACCTCCATGGCGTTCCCACCGAATTCATCGTTGACCCTGATCACGTCACCAGAGGTAACCGTGATGGACAGCACAGGGCCCCTGCGGGACACTGTGTAGCCACGGGAGACGCAGTCAGAGGCAAGCCCAGCGGCGATCTCAGCGGTGCCCTCAAGGGCCGTGGATGCCGTGGTGTTGTCGCTGGTGCTGAACGATCCAGCCAGCGAGCCGTTGATGTAGAAAGCGTAGGTGACCGAGGGGATCGCCTGCTTCACGAAGACGGTCGCACGGGTCTTGGGGTCCGTTCGGCTGTCCGTGAGGCTCTCAGCAGCCACGGTCTTCTCGGTGTTGAGACAGAAGGTGGTATCCGCGACGGTGACGAACCTCATCTTCTTCCACACATCTGTGGTAGGGAGGTAGGCCTTGCCATCGGGGAACGTCACGGTCTGCTTGGTGCCAGCCGCATCGTAAAGCTCAAGGTCCCCTGAGCCGACCACGAGGATATACTTCTCGGTCAGGTCCCGGTCGATCACATGCACAGCGGCATGATCGGGGACGGTGATTGCAGGGGAGAGTTCAGCCACGAACTCCGTGGGTGCCCTCTTCATCAACCCCGAGACCACGCTGGGGAAGGCGTTGTTCATCTTCTCGCCACTGGTGGTCAGGCGGGAGGGGGAAGGCTGTTGGGACACCCCGGAGACGAGGTTAGGGATAGTCTGTGCCACGAGGCTCATGAGGTGTCTCCTTTGAGCAGCAAGTGCTGCCTTGGTGTTAGTAGACGTAGCGACGGAGCATGTCAGCGGTCTCCCAGTTGCCCGTCAGCATGTTGTGGTCCGAGACCCGGAGGTCATCGGCGACAAGCTCGTTGTAGGCACCCCGTTCCGCATCGACATCCTCGGGATCGTTGGAACCTTCGGTGCGGTTTTGGAAGATACGAGCGGCCCTGAGGGCGACGTAGCGACGGCCACTCTCTGGCATCTGGTCGAAGGGGAGACCGAGGACCATCGTCACTGTGATGTTCTCGGTGAAGGTGAAGGTGTGGTTCTTCCGGTCATAGAGCCGGTTCCCACGCTGGACGTAGTCACGGTCCCGGTAGTTCCCATCGGGGTCCACCGAGAGGGCGTAGCTGGGGACGAAGATGTTCCCGTTGGTGTCCTTGTTGAGGGGGTATTCCTTTTCGGTGTTCCAGTAGAAGCCCTTGTTCTGGACTTCGCGGGAGATCGAGCGGACAAGCGCCAGAGCCTGCTGGGCGTCCACACCGATCACACCGGAGATGGTGGCGACAGGGGTTTGACCGATGTTCGCGAGGCACTCATTGACCGCCTCAAGTTCGGTCGTCGGGGTCAGTAGGATTGCCATGAGGGCCTCCAAGGATGAAAAAAGACCCCCCGCCGTTAAGCAGGGGGTCAGAAGGGTTAGCTCGCGGCTTCTTCGAGAGCCACGATGCCTTCGGGACGCAGGACGCCGTGACCGACAGCCATCTTGGTGACCATCAGGGTGCCCTGACGACGGATGTCATACTCAGCCTCGGCAGCGATATCCATCAGCTTGACGGTGCCAAGCGCGGACTTGTGCATGCACAGGGCCTTGTAGTTCGTCGCATCGACGCCATACTTGGAACCCGACGTATCCGGGTAATCCGGGGTCGAGGCAGCATGGTTGATCGCGAGGTTCGGGGTCGAGACGATGCGGAAGCCCGCCACGTTCATGACCTTGCCCATCGCATACGAACCGTTCGGGTCCGAGTAATCCCGGTCGAGCAGCTTGTCGTTCTGGACGAGGTCGTAGTAGACGCTCGGGGGCACCAGCGCGTAGCGGTCTTCACTCGGGATGTAGAGTTCATCAAACCGCTGGGCGGCATCGTAGATACCACCGATGATATCGGCAGTGGACGCGGTGGCACCGAGGGCGACACGCTGGGCGTCACCTTGGTCAGCCACGGCACCGGTGTCGCCATCGGCAGTGGCCTTGATCGCCATCGACAGGAGGTTCCGGTCGTAGGTCTGGGCCAGAGCGGCACCAAGCTGCATCGCGTATTCCGAACGAACCTCGTAGTGGTTCTTGGCTTCGTCGATGTTCGCGATGAAGGCATGCGAGATCAGCAGGTCATCGATGGTGATGACCTTCTCACCGTGCTCGATGGTCATGCCGGTGATCTCGGTGCCGGGCGTGTGATACTCGGCGGTGGTCCGACCGATGGCCGGGAACTGGGCCGACTTGCCCGAGGAGATGGAGCGGACGCGGGTCTTGTCCTTCATGACGGTCTTCGCGTTATACGAGGTCAGAACCTCGCCCGAGAAGACTTTGAGGAACAGGGCGTCCACAGCACCCGACAGGTTCGCCTGACCCACGCGGGAGACAGTTGCGTTTGCCATTGTAGGCTCCTATGGAAGTGTGTGAAGTAGGGTTGATTTCCCAGCCCCTTCGACGCGCCTTCCAATCAAGGTTATCCTCCGCAGAGGGCCTCGGTTGAACTAAGCTTAGTCTTTGGTGTGTGGGAGTAGCTCAGGGCGTCCCCTGAGTGAGCCGTATGATTGCTCTTAAAGGTCCCCACCCTATAGGGATACCGCCTTATCGGTGCGGTCCTTAACAGGGTGGGAGCTAATAGGAGTAATCACTTGATGGAACGGTTGTGGCTTGCAGTTGTGATCTGCAAGTTCTTCTTGGAATTGTTGGTGGCATTGCCATCCTTGTGGTGGACATCCTTGTTTTTGAGCTTGGCCTTGCCGTGCTTCTTGATAGCCATGCGGCGAGCCTTGTTGCGAGCGACCCTTTTTCGAATGTTCTCTGGTCTCGCTTGGTATCGCCGGTCATAGTCCGTGTAGACACGGCCAGAGGGTGCAGCCATGTCATATTCCTTTCGTGTTGTATTCGGCAACGAAGTGATCGACGAGGTAGTTGGATAATGCCTTGTGTTCGACCCTGAGAAGCCAATCAGCGAAACGGCCTTTCTGATGATTATCCATCTTCTCGGACAAGGAGAGGACCCTACCACCTACTTCCTTTGCGGCACGGTGATACCAAGCCTTCTTGTAGACTTGCATGTATTCCGGGTTATTTTCACGCCACGCTTTCTTCCGCGCCTTGGCTTCGGGCCGAGCGTTCTGCCTACGCACCATCTCTTTGCCTTTAGGTGTGGACCGGTAATTTCTCGTGGCGTTGATCCTGCGGCACAT